CGCCCTCAAACGGCTCTCGCCAATGTTCGAGTTCACAGCCACTATACACTAGCATATCGCCTACTTCAAGCAAGACTTTTGTGCCTTTGGGTGCATCAGGCTTCATAATGTTTTTATACTCGTCTATGACGTTGTTAGACCCCGTGCCGTCGATAAATATAGGCCAGGGTGCTCCACCAAGGTTTAGTGTGGTTGATATCTCACAGGAGGGTCTATCTTTGTGTCTTTTTAATATATCACCGGTTTTGTATAATCTTGCGTATGAATATGTGGGCACTAATTTAAGACCTGTTTCTTCTTGCATTTTAGGTAATACCTTCATCATCAGTGTCTCCATGACCATATCCGCATAGTGTGAATATGTGTTAGGGACCTGTTGATCTGACCAGGTGCCAAACATACCGTTGTCATATATAATATTATTCTTATACATGAAATCGACAGCATCTCTTTTAAGTAAAAAATAATTAAATATAAAATTAGCTAGATCGTATGGTATGGCCTGTTTTATTACCTGATATT